AAAATCTTAGGAGTTAAAGGTGCGGCACAAGAATGTGATTGTGACTTTGTTGGTTCAGGTGATACGGTATTTGAACCGGCATTATTGACATGGTATAAAGATACATATGTGATGGAACCTGCACAAAAAAGAGGATTTGATAATAATCTTTGGGTATGGGAACATCCAAATTACAATAGAGCATATATGGTATGTGCGGACGTTGCACGTGGTGACGGAGCTGACTATTCTACTGCACAAGTTATAGACATTGAAGATAGTTCACAAGTTGCAGAATATAGAGGTAAAATTGACACAAAAGATTTTGGAAACTTCTTAACCGCATTGGCAACCGAATATAATAACGCACTTTTAGTAGTAGAGAACTCGAATGTCGGTTGGGCATGTATTCAACAAATTATCAATAGAGGATATCAAAACTTATTTTATATGAGTAATGATTTGAAATATATTGATACCGAAAGACAAATGTCAAACAAATATTATAGAGACGAAAGACAAATGGTTGCCGGATTTTCAACAACATCTAAAACTCGTCCACTCATTATTTCAGCATTAGACACATATATGAATGAAAAAGATATTCTAATTCGTTCAAGTAGATTGATAGATGAAATGTTTACGTTCATTTGGCAAAATGGTAGAGCAGAAGCAATGAAAGGATATAATGATGACCTTATTATGGCGTTGGGTATTGGACTTTGGGTTCGTAATACTGCATTGAGATTAAAACAAGAAGGAATAGATTTGACAAAACAAATGTTAAACTCAGCACAAATAAGTAAATACGAAGGAATTATATCAACGGGTCATTTATCAAAAAACCCATATGAAATGGATTTAGGTAAAGGTGAAATTGAAAACCTAACTTGGTTACTAAAGTAATTTTTTTATATTTATATGTTGAAACTCTTATAGATGAACGAAGATTTGAATAAATGGTTTAAAGAAAAGTGGGTAAACATCGGCAAAAAAGTCGATGGTAAACACCCCCCATGTGGAACTTCGGGAGAAAAGAAAGGATATGCTAAATGTGTTCCTGCTGCAAAAGCTGCCGGAATGAGTAAAAAAGAAAAAGAAAGTGCAACTCGTAGAAAAAGAGATGCACAAAATGATGCAGGAAGAGGTGGTAAGAATAGTAGTGGACAAGGTAAAAAACCAATATATGTTTCAACTAAACCAAAAAATGAAACTATGAACATAGAAGAAAAAATAAATCTATTTTTAGAAAAGAATTGTCCAACCGATTCGGCTAAATGGTCTGCATCAAAAGCTGCAGCAAAATCTAAGTTTGATGTATACCCATCAGCCTACGCAAATGGCTGGGCTGCAAAAAACTACAAATCAAAAGGTGGTGGATGGAAAAAGTGTAATGAAAATGTAGTAAGTGAAGCAACGGGCCAAGAAGCAAAAGAAATTGCTAGATTGACGGGTACACGTGATAGTATAGTACAAAAGTTTATAGATGATTTTAATTTGAATGCTAAAAACCTTTTTAATTTTATAGCTAAAGGAAAAGAAAAAGTTAGAAAAGATTTCGCAACCGCAATGTCGGGTAGACCTGGTAATAAATATCAAGGTGATTTTGTAGGTATGTTTGGAGAGGGTGTAGTAAACGAAGCTTGTTGGGATGGATATAAACAAGTTGGTGGCAAAATGAAAAATGGTAAAATGGTTCCAAATTGTGTTCCTATAAGTGAAGATATCAATAGTGATGATGATGTGAATTATGGTTTAGTTGAACCTGAAGAATATGATGTGGAAGATGAGGATATGGTAGACTTTATTTCTTTTATGAGAACATATGATAAAAACCTAAACGAAGGTTGTCAATGTTTAAGAGAAGCGGAATATCAAGGTAGAGAAGTACAACTAGGTAAACCAATGCAAGGTGATGTTAAGAAATTCAAAGTATATGTAAAGAATCCTGCAGGCAATGTTGTTAAAGTAAATTTTGGACAAAAAGGAATGAAAATAAGAAAATCAAATCCAAAAGCAAGAAAATCTTTTAGAGCAAGAATGAATTGTGATAGTCCAGGCCCAAGACATAAAGCAAACTATTGGAGTTGTAGGAAATGGTAATATTTGGTAAACTCAAATATTTTCCGTATATTTAGAAAAATAGAATTATATAAAAATGGCAGATAAATCAATATTTAGTAGGTTACAAAAATTATTTTCAACAAATACCATAGTTAGAAAAACTTCCGATGGTATAAAAGTAGTCGATACAGATGAGTGGCAAAATATGACCACAAATTTAGTTGACCGCTTTATGAAAATGAAGGTAACAAACTATGGAACAGGACAAGTAGAATCGTCAATGGCCTATCAACAAGTTAGAATTGATTTGTTTAGAGATTACGATTCAATGGACACCGACCCAATACTATCATCAGCATTGGATGTATATGCAGATGAATGTACTGCCAGAAACGAACAAGGAAATGTATTAAAGATACATCACGACGATGATAATGTTAAACAAATATTAGAAAATTTATTTTATGATATTCTTAATGTTGAATTTAACTTATGGCCATGGACAAGAAATTTGGTAAAGTATGGTGATTTCTTTTTACAATTAGAAATGGCAGAAAATGTTGGTATCGTTAATGTGATGCCACTATCTACTTATGAAGTGAGTAGAGTAGAAGGGTTTGATTTACAAAACCCACAAAGAGTTAAGTTTGTATACGCACCATATCAAAACCCATTAGGAGGATATGGTCAAAGTGCAAAAAAAGAATTTGAAAATTATGAAATGGCCCACTTCCGTTTAAATTCGGATTCAAACTTTTTACCATATGGTAAATCAATGATAGAAGGTGCAAGGAGAGTTTGGAAACAATTGATGTTAATGGAAGATGCTATGTTGATTCATAGAGTAATGAGAGCCCCTGAAAAAAGAATTTTTAAAATTGATGTAGGTAATATTCCACCAAACGAAGTGGATAACTACATGCAAAAAATTATTAACTCATCTAAAAAAGTTCCATTTGTTGACGAAAGAACTGGTGAGTATAATTTAAAATATAATGTTCAAAACTTAATTGAAGATTATTACATGCCTGTAAGAGGTAATGATAATGGAACATCTATCGATACTCTAAAAGGATTGGAATATAATATGATTGATGATATTAACTACTTAAAAGGTAAGTTAATGTCAGCTTTAAAGATTCCAAAAGCATTCTTAGGATATGAGGAAGAAACAAATGGTAAAGCGACTCTTGCATCAATGGATGTTAGATTTGCAAAAACAATTGAAAGAGTTCAAAGAGTTTTAATTTCAGAATTAACTAAAATTGCAATCGTTCACTTATATGCACAAGGAATTGATGATGATAATTTGACTAATTTTACATTAGAATTAACTATTCCATCAAAAATATACGAACAAGAACAAGTAGAATTATATACTTCAAAAGTGGCATTAATTCAACAAATGCAACAAACTAAAATGTTCTCTAAAGAGTGGATGTATGAGACGGTAATGAAAATGGCTAAAGATGAACAAGATGAATTAACACTTGCAGTATTAGATGATACAAAACAAGCATTTAGATTAACATCAATTGAAACACAGGGTGTTGACCCAGCTAAAGAAACTGGAACTGAAGGACAAACTAATATTGAAGAAGAATTAACTAAATTAAAGTCGGAATTAGAAGAAGATGGTAATATAGGTAGACCAAAAGACCCTGTTAGATATGGTAAAGACGACCATCCGGAAGGTAGAGACCCATTGGGTATTAAGACTCTTAAACAAAAAGAAGGGTCGGTAAAATATAAACCAAGAAACAATTATCAAGAAATATTTAAAGATATGGATGGTAATAAAAAAACTATTTTAACGGAAGATTTAACAAAAGAGTAATAAAGTAATATAAAAACATATTTATATCTGACAAATTAGACAAATTGATGAAAAAAATAAAACATTCGAAGTTCAAAAATACTGGATTTATATTTGAATTATTAGTAAGACAAATTACGTCTGAAATCATGTCTGCTAATAAATCAATTGCAGAAAAGATTTTAAAAGAACATTTTAATTCTAAAAAAGAATTATCTAAAGAATTAAAATTATACCAATATTTGATAAATGAAAAATATAATTCAGAATCAAAAGCAAATCAATTTATCAACACTATATTAGAAGCTCGTAAAAAAATTGACGAAAAAAAACTTACAAAAGAAAAGTACATCCTTATTAAAGAAATTAAGGAAACTTATAATTTGGATGAGTTTATTAAATCTCCGATATCAAACTACAAAACTCTTGCATCTATTTACAAGATATTTGAAACTGTTACATCCGAAGAATCATTTGACCCAACTGATATAGTTTCATCTAGATTTACTATTGCAGAAAACATTATCAATTCATCTATTCAAAATAAAGATGCAAAGGTAAAAGATGCAGTTTTAGAAGAATATAGAAAACAAGATGATGATTTAAGAGCAGTATCATATAAATTATTAGTAGAATCTTTTAATAGTAAATACAAAAATCTAACCGAAGACCAGAAAGGATTATTGAGAGAATATATTAACAACATCAATAACACAGGTAAATTGAATCAATATGTTAATGAAGAAGTAACTAAATTGGTAGATTCATTAAAAGAAGTTGGTTCTAAAATTTCTGACAAAGTTACTAAAATTAAATTAGCAGAAACAATTGCAAATGTTAGAAAAATTAAATCTGTAAAAAAGATTAAAGAACAACATTTATCTGCAATGATGATGACATATGAACTATTAGGTGAATTAAAACAATCGATTAAAAAATAAAATTATGAGTGTAAATTATAGAGCATATAACGCAAAATTAGTAACATCTGGTTCTGCCACATTAATAGATAGAGTGTGGGGTGTGTTACCTGTGAGTGGTGTGACCGGTACAATTACTTTAGAAGGTAATACAACCATTTCATTGGCACATTTAACAGCAGGAGAACCTTTTCCTTGTTATGTAAAAAGTATTTCAGTAACCAATGGTGGTTCTGTTTATGTATTAGCTTAATATTATCAAAATGCCAGCAGTATCAAAAGCACAACAAAGATTTATGGGTATGGTTCATGCCGCTCAAAAGGGTGATATAGAAAATCCATCTCCAGAAGTTTCCAAAGCAGCAGACTCAATGTCTGATAAAGATGCTAAAGATTTTGCATCAACATCTCACAAAGGATTACCTGATAAAAAAGATGAACAAATCAAACAACTTAAAGAAAAGATTCGTCAACTTGTAAGAGAAAAAATGATGGGTGAGATGAACGTAACGGGCAATGTACAGGGATACAATACTCCAAATGCATTTAGTAAGAGAGGAGACGAAAAATCAAAAGGAAAAAAACAGGCAGATTTAACCGGATATAGTGTAGTGAGTGAGAATCGTTGGTTAGATTTAAAAAACGAAGAATCAACTGCACAAGCTAAAATAGGTAGAGGTATATCTAACATCAATAAACAATTAAAAGAAATGGAAAGATTTCTTAATTGGTATGGTAAGATTAAAAATGAAAGTGGTGTTGATAACAAATCTTACTGGAAAAGAACAAATGGTCATATTTATAGTATAAAAGAGAGATTGATAAAATTAGACCAAAAAATCAGACAAATATCGGAATAATGAAACATACAGAATTAAAAGAACTTATTAGACAAGTAGTAAAAGAAGAAAGTGACTACCAACAATTGTTTAAACATATGTTGGATAAGACTGGTAAATCATTGGCAGATATGTCTGATGACGAAAAGAAAACTTTTTTTAATGCAGTAGATAAAGCTTCAAAAGCAAAATCGGAAGGTAGATTAACAGGATATAACGAAGCCGAATTAACTGCAGGACAAAAGAAAATAGATACTGATGGTGATGGTGAGATTGAAGGTTCGGATTTAGCAGCATTAAGAGCTAAAAACGAAGTGGTTAAAAAAAAAAAGTAAATGAAAATATTGCAATAGGAATACTAACCATATTGGGTAGTGCAATATTAGGTAGGATTTTGATGTATTATTTTTATGAATTGGTAAAAACAGGAATGAAATATTTCCAAGGAAAACCAATCTATAAAAAAGAGGTTAAAAGTATTTTAGATTCAATTGCAGATAATAAAAATGTAATTC